CAGCATCATAAGCAATTTGTCTAGACCAAGAAGTCTGTCCAAGAGTTGGGACACTATTTAAATCGTTTGCATCATCTGGGGTAGCAGATGAGATAGCAATGATAGGAACTTCTTCTCCAATAGCCATCAGTTTAAGTTCTCTTGAAAGGTTCTTCATTCGTACCGTTTCATTTTCTGACTTTTGGTTTGGGCTCATTAGTTGTAGATAATCTACAATAACAAAGTCTGGTTTATACTGATCAATCTTTCCACGAAGCACTGAAGGATTAATCTCTCCGCCCTGATCGTTAGAGATGATGTGAAACTCTGGCTTACCCTTTAGATTCTTGTCGTGCCAATCTTTAAGCATGTCAAGTTCAATATCTCCGTTACTTAACTTTCTATGAGACCATCGGCCTTCACCCATTATAGTAAAGACACGATTACGAACTTCTGTTTCAGACATTTCAAGACTTATGACAAGTGGGCTACGACCCTGCTTCCAGGCCTGTACAGCGAAGTAGAGAGCCAGCCACGACTTTCCAATACCTGGGTATGCAAGAAAGACTCCTAACTGCCCAGGCATAATTCCTGAAGGAAGGTAATTATCAAACCCTGGTAGCCCTGTCTTAATTCCTACATGGCCTAGTTCTTGCATCTTCTTTACATTTTCAAAATAAGCAATTGCAGACTCTAAGTCTGTAACATCAATGTCACGAATTGCAGAGGTATTCTTTTTTAACTCTGATGTTTTTGTGATCAACTCGTTTAATGCATTTGTTCCATTATTGTTTTGAATATCTGTTGCTGCAGACCTAATGATATCTTTTAGGCTATCTGTTAAGTACTCTCCTTGAAGTTCTTCAAGATGATGCTTAGTTGATCCTATACCTTCGACTGGTTCAAAGTCTCTAAATTTTTCAGTAACAAGATCTGCTGGAGGAAGTACAGAGTTGTTTTCAAAGTAAAGTCTAACAAAGTTCCAAATGTCTCCGTGAGTTCTTAAAAGGTTGTCAACATTTGCCTGAAGCAAAACATGTATCTGCTTGTCTTTTAAGACAGCGCTAAGAAGTTTTGACTCTGTATTATTCACTTAACCACTCCTTAGCCATTCTTCTACGCTCTGCTCTCTCTTCGGTGTCTCTTACTTTATCTTTTTTTGCTTGCAATATTTTTTCTGCATTGTATGCAAAGTAGTTCCATGAAGGAGTCTCTGCAACTTTAAAGTAGTACTCAAGTATATCGTAGCACCCAGGAAGACTGTATGATTCGACAAGAGCATCTGAGGCCCATTGTTCTACATTTAGATTTAGGGATGGCTTTGATTCGTACCTTGCGGTATGATGCTTGCTGTATCTTGAAAGCAAAGCCATGCGGTCTTTGCGTTCGGCCATTACTTTTCTTCAGCCTCGCTTTGGGCTTCTTGAATTTTTTCTGTAAGTTTATCTTCAACAAACTTATAAACACGCTCAAAGGCTTGATTAATATTTTCACCATTGTGTCGTGAATCAACAACTCCAAGATCAATTCTTAGCGATTGAAAGTTTCCTAGGTTAAGCGTGTATCCTAATGTAACGGATACCTTTGTGTCTTCGTTTTCCATTTTATACCCCTCGTTAAATAGATTCGTTCCAAATTGGAATAAATCGTCCATCTTCTGTTCTCGTATATGTAAGTATACCATCGCCCATTCTTCGTGTCAACTCTTGTTTGCTAGGCGTAATATCATTAGTAATTAGTTTGTCTTTTCTTGGTCTGCCAATATGATGTGTAGCAAGTATATCACGAATCTCTTTTACTTGCGACTCTGAATAATATGATCTAACCTGAAAACCTCTTGCTCCACCTTTTTGAGACCCTGTTGGAAAGGGAATCACTTTTCTCTTCATTAGGGATGGTAAATATTTTTTGTGGCGATTAACAAGGTCTGCTGTTTGACCAACAGTGTATGCTCGTTCTCTTTTCTTTTTAAACTCACCGATCAAACAACTTTCAATTTGATCTTTAGTTATATTATAAACAGACATAATACCATTAGACTTATTTAGATGATAAACTCTTACAAGGTCTCCATTAAGAAACCAAACTTTTTTATTCCCTGGGATTACAGGGAGGACATTGTAGCCTTCGCTCTCAATTGTTCCCTTTTTAATAGACACTTGCCCTCCTGAGAATTGCTAGGTGGATGAAAAAACTTTCTTGATCCGCAAATTATACAGTACAACTCTAAATTATTTACTTCTGTATACTGTCTGTCTATAAACATTCTGCCATTACATCTTGTACAATTAATCATTAGTTTGGTATTCCAACTATTATTAAATTAATTCCAATGCTAGTGTCTCCACCAGCATTAAACTTAATTGACCCTTCAAGTTTTGATGTTGACACACTTTTTAGTGTAACTGTTACGTCTTTTCCAGCATCTGTGTTTCCTACGTTAACTGGTGTTGCTGTTACTACTGGGGCAAACTTAAACTCACTTGGAAAATCATAGGAAAATGGTTCAGATGATCCAGCAGTTTTTGTTATACTGTTTGTAACTTGAACATATCCTCCGATAATTCTTGCTTCTGATGCCTTTACACTTTGCGGACCATCCCTTGGCGTGTCTACTCTTACATACTTATATGTTGAAGGAGATACCTGAGTTGAAAGGTCATTAATAGACTTAACAATTTGATAGATATATGTTACATCTATAGGTTGTCCACGCTCAGGAACAGGTAAAATTGCCATATTATAATTATACCAGACTTACGGTTCCAGAATCATAAACTTCTAAAGAGTCACTGAGTCTTGGATTTATTGAAGATATTTGAATAACTACCCGAACAGACTCTGTTCCAGTTTTTATAAAAGAATAACTTTTAGATAAAGCAGTTTCTACATATTCTGGACCAGAGCCATCAAATCCAATAAAAACATCATAAGGTATTTGAACAGATGTTTGGCTTGTAGACCAGTTGACTAGAATAGGATTTCCTAGAGCATTAACAACTCCTGGGCCAGCAACGAAGGCTTCTGATCCAGTAATAAAAATCTTAGACCAAGCAGACTTTCTATTTTTATCTTCTGAAACAATTCTAAACCTTACAACTCTTGAGTTAGAAGATGTTACTTTTCCTAGTAATTCTTTTTTAACAATAACATTTTTAATTCCTTTGTCTGACATTATCCAACATCCAGAGCAAATCTAAACTCAATATAGTTTGTTGTGTTTGCTGATTTTATAATTGGTCTAGACTCTATATTTTTAATAACAGAGTAGCCAGTCAAACCATAAAGGGAGTTAGTTGAAGTAATGTTTTCAAGCCTTAGACCATCAAGGCAAACATAAAATAAATCTGATGGAGTTTCATTTTCAGTAACACAGGCATAAATCTTTGCCACAGAAACTTCTCTCCAATCAAAATTGCTAGTTTTATTTAAATCTTTTAATGTTTTGGAAGAAACTATATATCTATTAGTAGAAAAATTAACCTTATTTAAAGCAGTTCCTGCCACATAAGACTGATCATCGATATTAACCTCAAGCCTTGCATACTCTTGACTTGAGTCTGGTCCTGAATGAGAAAACTCTAACAATATTTTAACATTGTCTGGAACAGTTAAGGAATTAGAAACCTTATTAACAACAGAAAATGCTAATCTTAGTTGGTCTAATGGGCTATTTTTTGTAAAGTCTACAGATGTTTGGTTTAGTCTAATATAATGAGAACTAGGATTAATCTGAATCTTTCCGTCTACGTCTGTTGTTAATGTGGAATCATCTCCAACAATAGCAATTATATTATTTAAAAACCTACATCTTTCGTTTCTTGCAACTCTATCTGATTGAGTGAATACCCTGTTGTCTGCATTTGTTTGAAATACGTTGGCTTCTTGATTTATGATACCGTTTTCAGAATCGCCATCCAGGGGCTGGTATTGAACTGGAATAGATATAGCAGATGAACCTAAAGGCTGATAAAGCCAGTTATCAGTATCTGTAAATGAATATATATTTCTACTATCAAACGATCCTGCTGTTGGATTAGAGCCAGCAGAAAATATTCCAACCTCTGTAATCTCATATCTATCTTCTGTAGGAAGTTCTGCAGTTAAAACAACCTTTGATACCCCATCTTCATTAACAAATCCCCTAGAGATAATTGGAACACGGAACATCTCAAAATCTAAAGATTCTTTTAAGGAGTAGTCTCCAAACACCCCATCAGAAGCCACTGGAGTGGGTCCACAGCCTACGGCAATGTGAGATGCATACGATACGGTCTGGCCAACAAGATACTTGGCTAAAATATTTTTACCTATATTAGTTATCATTAAATACTCCCATCATATATTGTATCACTAAAAACTTCTCCGCTGGTCAATACTTGAACCTCTGTCTGTTCATTTTCTTTGACATTGATAAGATTAATAACAAGATCACCTGTTATTGGATCAATATAAACAGACTTGCAGTTTGGAACCTTTGTTCTTTTGTTAAGGTCTGGGTCTGTTCCAACTAAGTCATACCCTGTTCCACAAACTGGTAGGTGATCAAAAATAGACAAAGATAAAGATTTAAAGTAAGAGTCTGAAGACTGAAGACTTAAAACATTATTTGGATTATATTGTAAGTATAGATCCGTTAAGTTTTTAATTGGAGAATAAATAACTTTTTGTCCATTAACTAAATCGTGTCTAGAGATAGTTGCAAGTTCGTATCCACCTATGTCTTCAAATATTAAATCTGTCATTATTTCAATAGACATTGTTTCATCATTAAAAAGAATTAAATCTGGAGTTGCAATCTTTACAGCATTAGAACTTTTGCTTGCTTTTGGATTTGGAAGATTTGCCACTGCATCTGTCACTATACCACCTCACTTAAAAATAGTGTCATATCTGGCCCATCAGAATTTCTTGTAAATTCAATGTTGTATACAACAAATCTAGAGTTTGGGTTTGATGCCATGCTTATATCATTTTCTACATAATCAACAGTAACTATATCTCCTAATTGAATAGTAGGTATTGCAAATATCTTAACTCCCATTGATCTTCTAGGCTTTGTTGTTTTTTCTACTAGCCACTTCATAAGCCCTGCAGCATCATCTTGTGATTGAATATATGGAGTATCAATAGAAAAATCTTTTTTGCCGTAAGTCATTCTACTTAGTTTTATATCTTGATAATCTTGCTTGAATTTGTATGGGTTTGATATTAATTTATCTGCTACAAATTGTGGGTTTGATTCAAGGCTATTTTTATTGAAGTAGTCATCTACTGTCATGTTATTGTCAGACTCTTGAGTAAAAGTAATTCCTTGAATTCTTAAATAATTTCCACTTGTTTCGTCTAAACTTAAGGCTGTGTCTGTTGCATTAAACACCATAAATTCTGCTCCGTATGATCCTGCTCTAAAACCAGAAACAACATATCCTTTTATTTTATTAAACGTAGGAGAAATTTTTGCAGTCAATGCTGGATATGCTTTATCATATTTAAAATTAAATGTTGCTGCTTCTCTCATAATACTTCCAAACTCTTCAAAATATATGTCATACTTAGGAGGTTCTAAAGAACCAATTCCTGACAAGTATGTGTTTTGAATAAGTCCACTGATTGCATATTTTCTAAATGATTCATTTGCATCTATTTCTGTGTCGCCAAAAACAGAGTTGACTGGTGCTCCTAAAGAAAAAGATGTATTTTGAGAATAGTTATTGCACAATGCATAAACATTTTCAAACATTGCTCTTGAAGAACCTCTTGTAAAAAGTGCTATGTTTGAGTATGCTGGTAGTGGATCATTGTCATCTACTGTTTTTATTAGTCTTCCATTCATATATAAATAAAATCTTCTTGTTTTTCCTATGTCTTCATACTCTACTGCTAAGTCATATACCGTTGGATTTTCCTCAGCAAACATTCTTGACTGACCAGTAAATCTTCCATCATCTACTGTAATTTTAGCAAGACCATCCCAAAGTGGTACTGGAATTCCAACACCGTTACTAGACTTTACCTTGTAAAAGAAAACATTGCTTACGCTTTCTCTATCTGTTTCTGAAAGGTTTCCTAAACCAAGTGCTGCTATTTCAAAATAGTACCCAACATTTGTTGTCGGGTTTAACATTACTGCAATACCAGCAGACCCTCCAGAAATGTTAATATTTTTATCTGGTGTAGACCCATTAACAACGTAGTAAGTTGAAGATCCGTTAGATGTTTGTCCACGATCTTCATTACTTTCTATCTTTCCAACAACTCTTAACCTTGTTCCAAAATGTTTATATTTTTTTCCTTCAAGACTTTTGTGAACATAAGATATAAAGTTTCTTGGTTTTTCTTTTGTTGTAAAGTTAGGTCCAGTTAAAGATAAAGCAGATGATTGGATTGATCCAGGTAGTTGCTGAGTATTGGTTGTTATTTCTCCAACAATCGATGTTGACATAAAGTTTTTAATAATTCCACTTCTAGAAGAAGTTCTTGATAAGGCATCAGCAGATATATTTGTGTCAGTTGTTTTTCCAGCAGAAGAATTTGTTGTTGTAAGTTCTAAAGTCTTTTTTTCAAACAGGTATTCTGAGGACATATAACAACCTTTTACGTTATCGTTAGACTTCCAATAATCAGATATTCCTGCAGAGTGTGCAACAACTGTTGTTCCAAATTGACCACGACCATGTTTTTGCACTTCTCCATTTTGAAGTTTTATAACTCCAGACTGCTCAAAGTACTTCGGCTCAGAATATATTCTTACAAGTCCTGTTGGGTAAATTTTTCCATTAAAAGGAAGTTTAGAAAAATAGTTTTGATACTCTTCATTTGATGTAATCCACACATTGCCAAAACCGCTTATGTTGTATTGAACTGCATCATACTTTATAATTTCTCCACTAGAATAAAAGTATCCGCTATATCTTGTAATCCAGTAGGCAGCCTCGCCTAAACTAAATGTATTATTAATAACTATGTTATTTTTTACAACTGGAACATCTGCAGAAAGATTAGAGTTTAGTGGTATTGCACTAAGAACATAAGATGATTGAGTTCCTACTTCATTGTTTATTGACTTTGTGTTTTCGGTTCCAGATACTTCCCACAAGAGTGCGGGCTTGTATATATAAAATCTTTCTTCATCTAATAGGTTTGCTTGTCTTAAAGAGCCGATAGATCTCTGAATGTGTCTTACTTTATAGTTAATTACTCCGTCGTTGTACACGCTATTTGGCTGTGTAGATAAAGATATAATGTTAGAAAGTTTAGAGTTTGGCAGTGTTTTATTTTTTATTTCTGCTTCTTGAAATAAATCATTTGTTCCCTTAAGTGCAAATGTTGTGGGCCTTTGCTCTTTTGTAGGCATCATGTAGTCTTTGCTCATCATAACAAAATTGTTATATTCATCAAAAAACATTGCTGTTTGAGTAGAAACGGCTAAATCTTCAAGAATCTCTGCAACACTTTGATCTGGTCCAACAAAGAAGTAAGGAATAATTGTTTCTTTTTCATCATTAACTCTTTTAAAAGTATAGTTAGAAAAACCAATATAATCTAGTAAAAGAGAAACAGCAGAACTTACAGATACTTCTGTCATTAATATTTGTGGAGCAGTGATAGATTCTAGATACCAGTACATATCCCTTAAAGATATAGACACTGTTTTGCCCATTAAGTCTTGTTTAGGAAATGAATCTGAATATAATGTTTTAATTGGAACATAGTAGTCCCATCCATTAACATCTATAATTACTTCATAAAATTTAAACTGAACATGCCGATTAATGTACTTTGCAATAATACTAAAAGAATTGTTTTCATTAAATGCTTGATCGTAATCAAATATGTCGATGTTTCCATTAGAGGCAATCAACTGACCAACTGGTAATCCGCTTAGCCCAAGATCTGAAGCACTCTTATTAACTGAGTAGTTTAATGTTTTGTCAGAAACATTCATGACTAATCTTGGAGATATTTCTATAAGATCAAATGTTGAATCTTTTACATTCATAGAGTCAACAACAATGCGAACTCCTGAGATATAGTCCAACTCTCTGTATTGTAGTTTGCCATCTAGTAATCTTGTAAACACATTCGGAGATGTTGCATCTGTAACAAAGTTAGTAAGTCTGTCAACAGTTTCATCTTGAATATACCATCCATATTTTGGGGTATTGATTGTGTATTCTGTTCCATTCCAAATATAATACTTGCCTATGCTGTTTTCATTTTCTTTAATTAAATAAGCATATCCTATAACAGACTGCTCTGGAAGTAAAGAAATACTTGTGTATGTTTCTGCAAACACAAAGTTTGATCTCCACTCATCTGGAACAAGTAGTCCGTACGCTATCTCAACGTATCCATCACTTTTAATAATAGATGAGCCATCAGATCTTCTTATTGATGGATTAAAAGAAATAACATCTTCCCAGTTATTATCTTTTAAGAATTGAATCTTCCATCTTGACGGAACCTTTTGGTTTGACTCTCCAAAGAATGGATCAGAAAAAGATCCTGTAGGTGACGAAAATGGTCCAAGGTCTTCTGTACCAGTATGGGTTTGCATTTTAACAACAACTCTGTTAATTGGAATCTTTTCTTTATAAACAACAAAAGGGCAGGAATCTTCTATAGAGTTTTCAGAACCTCTTACCTTAGAAGCAATTCCATACTCTTGCCCAGATTCTGTTCTGTATGATGTCCAATACTTAAACTTATCATTTTTATCTGACATGTAGTATCTAGGTCTATCGGCCATAAACAGGTTTGGATGATGTAGTTTTCCGTTTTCAAAGAAAACAGCCTTATTGATTCCAGATCTTGGTCTAAACTGCTCAAAGCATGACTCTAAAGAGTATAGTGATTTTAGTTTTTCTTTTTTAGTTAAAAATGTTGTTGGAATATTATTGTTATCAAAAACCCCATCTACTAAAACATCTGCATCAGTTGCTCCAGTATAAAAATTTCCAGCATCATTAATGTCAAAACTTGTTGGAAGAGAAGAGTAAACTAGATCAGTTTGTGTTGGTCTATACCTATAGTTTCCAATATGTTTTATGTTGGTTGGAATGTTCATATTCCATTCTGCGGTTATGATTGACTTATTACGTACCGTCGAAGAAGTCTCTAAAAATGTTTGTAAATCTTTATCTTCAAACATTATACTTCTTCCAGACTTATTGAAACATTCCAATAATCAAAGTTTGTTCCTCTTTTTTCAACAGAATAGGAAAAATCACTAATGAACATTTCTATTAGTTGGTTGTATTGTACTAGGTGGTCATAAGGATCTGGTGTTCCTTTAAATATTCCTTTTCTGTCATATGCAAGAAATACCCAAAAAGATCCTTTGTGAGAATCATACCACTCAAGCATGTCTCCTCCACCTGATCCACCATCTGTTGTGTAAGACTTATATGGGGATACTCCAGTTACTGAGTTAAAGGTTGGTATATCAGCATGAGACCTTGAAGGAATTAAATCCCAACTAGTGCTTAGTGTTAGTTTATCTGCAATGTGGTATGACCTCATTCGCCCATTAATCATTCTTTCACGCTTTTCAATTCTTTCTTGTGAAAACTCAAGTGGTTGTCTATTATCGTCAGTAATTAATAAAAACTGATCTAACAATAATTCATCTTCTACACCTTCTGGGTTTACGCCTATCTCATAGCCATTTGGAACATACAAACCATTTTTTAATGTTCCAGAATTATCAGACCAGAGCATTCCGCTTGGTCTATTGTATTTTTTACGACCACGAATATAGGATACCCTAGGATCTATCTCTTCATCGACCATTTAAGGACACCCCTCTAATTCTTCTATCGTCAACCTTTTTAATTGTTGACATTACTGCTTGGGCAATTTCATTTGGATTTGCACCTGTCTTAGCATTAACAGTTAATGTGTATGTATTATTATACACTGATCCACCAACTGATTCTCCACTATTTATTTTTTTCATGTTATCTACCCCGTAAGAATCTACAGCATACTTGCTCATAACAAATTCTCCAGGAGTCAACATTGCTGGCACTGTGTCTGTTCCTTTTGCAAAACCACCCATTGCAAAGTACTTAGGGACTATTCCTCCCTTATAGATATATCCATATTTTGCTTTTCTTTCAGCAATTATTTGTGCTGATGTTTTTGCTGGTGTAGTTGCTGCTGATGCATTAACCCCTTGCATTGCAGAAACTCTTGCTTTTTCTGCAGCATCTAATCTTGCATCACTGTACGCCTTCATTTGTGCAGCAATTGAGGCTGCTCCAATAGCGCCACTTTCTTGTGATGCCAAAGCACTTGGGCTAAATACTCCTGACCTTTTTAAATCTTCTGCGGTTTTATCTGCTGCGGCTTTATCTGCTGCGGCTTTATCTGCTGCGGATTTATCTGCTGTGGCTGGCTCAATGGCAGTTGTAGAATTACCTGCTTGGTCGGAAGTTGTGCTTAGAGAGTCTGTCCTTAATACTTGATTTTGATATGAAGAAATAAGTTTTGCATATATATCTATAGCATCTTTCATTTCTTTTACAAACTGAGCGCTCTTGACTCTTGCTAGGTCAACAAGGTTTTGAATTCCTTCCCAGGCTTCTCTTGTTTTTCCTAAAACTGTAATTTCTTCAATAGATGTCTTAAGGGAAAGTTCATTTAGTCTTAAAGTTTCTCTCTTGGGCTCAAGGGTTTTTTCTTCAATGTTAAAAATATCTTCTTGTAATTTTTTAATTTCTTCCTCAAGTTGCTTTCTACTCTTTCCATCTTTTGATCTTAATTCTGACAACTCAAAATCTCTAGATTTTTCTACTGCTTCTTTTTGTTTAGTAACTGCACCTAATGCTGATTGTGCTCTCATTTCTTGAACGGCACGGGCTGCAGCAGAGATGTCTCCTGAAGTCAAAGCGTCTGCAAGAGTTAGTTGGCCTTTTTGTTGCTGACTAATAGAAGCATTTGCTTTTTCTACTTCGTCAAGTGCTTCAATTCTTTCGTCATACTTTTTATTAATTTTTTCTTCTTCATCTGCAATAGACTTAAGGGCTGCTTCTTTGTCATCAATTTCAAATTCTATTGATGATATTTCATTTTCTGCAGTTGTAATGTCCTCAACAAGTTGCTTATTATCAATATTAAACTTAAGTTGAAGCCTTGTTTCTTCAACACTAAATGCCTCCATTGCCTGGCTCATACCATTAGTAAATATTTCTTCCATACCAGATATGGTCATTGATTTAATCTTAAGTTCTACATTTGCACTGTCTAGTGTTTTTTGTAGTGTTGTTTTAAACTCTTCACTATCAATGCCCAGATTCATTAGGCCATCTTGTAGTGCTGAATTATTGAGAATAGCATCAATTTGATCAGTATTTAACTTTGATATGTTGTTCCCTAGTCTTGTCAAAAGACTTACTCTAGCATCAAGTTCTTTTTGTGTTCCGATCAAGGCTTCTGTTGCAGCATACTTATTTTTTGCTTTTGTAGCCTTTTCCCAAGTTTTAACAATTTTTTTAATTTGCTCATCAGATAGTTTTTTATTTGCAATGGCTGCAGCAAAGGTTGCATCTGCGACTGCTTCCAAAGCAACAGATCCTTCTACTCCTGCAACTCTTAGTCTTGTTAATGCTGTAGTTTGATCTCCTATTTGACGAGACATTCTTTCTTGATCACTTACAAACTCTCCAAGTTTAATTGATGCTATTGCATCTCCTATGCTTTTTGCATTATCTTTTAACTTTATAATGTTACCCTTTTTATCAAACTCAAATAAAGACTTCTTTCTCTTTTCATATTCTTTAGGGTCCATACCCGTTATTAGATCTATTAGGTCTTCTCCAGCACCTATTTTTCTCATGTCATTTTCGATACCGCTAAATACTTCAATAGTTTTGCTACCGCCAAACAAATTATTAAGTGCTTTTTGTGATGCTGTAAAGCCTTCAGTTACTTTGATCTGGTTCTTTCTTACATCTCTTAATCTTTTTAATAGGTTATCAAGAGGCGATGAATCTATTTTTGTAGGTTCAGAAGGTGTAGTTACTCCTCCTTCTTTAGTTGAAATATCTGTTGCAGAGGCTTCTGTAACTTGCTGTGTTACAAATGTAACAAACTCAGAAAAAGTTTTTCCTTGATTTTTACCACCTTGTTCATTCACCCAGTTTTTATACTGTTCTGTTAAGGATGGATCCCCCTCCAGCCCCATAACAACTTTAAGATTTTGTAAATAAGTTTTTTGTTGGAGGGGTGGCAGTGTATCAAAATATGCCTGATCTGCTTTTAGTAATTGCATTTCTTCAGATCCTAGTACAGTTGCAGCAACCTCTATTTCAACCTTTTTGCTTGAATCTAACTTTTCTATAGCATTAAGAGAAGTTTGTAATTTTTCTGCTTCTATTGGATTGCTATTATAATAATTTAAAAGAACGTCTGCACCAACAACTACGTCAGACTGAGAAATTTTTTGAAATAGTTCTAATTGTTTTTGTGCTTCTTTAGAAGTTTTTGTTTTTATACTAGCAATAAAGGTTGTTGCTTGCTTTTTGTCTTCAAACATACCGACAATAGCCATCGTCTGGTTAGCAAAAGCACCACCAAATTGCCCAATGATACTAACAACATTTTCAATAGCAGCCTTGTCCTTGCCAAAAGTATCAAAAATTTCTATCATTTGCATTGGATCTATCTCTCCAGTTGCAAGTTGCATTTTTAATGTGTACTTAATTTCTTCATTAACACCAGAATCATCAATTAATGTTTTTGCTAATGGGGCTACGTCTTCTAATGCTGTTCCTTCATATTTTTTAGTAATAGATTTATCTACTCCAGTCATTAATGCTTTTCTTGTTGCACCTTCCGAAGTTTCAAAGTTTTTTTGGATATCTCCTACTAATAGAGCATTTTCTTTTAAAAGTTTTATTCTGTTTTTTTCATGGTCTAGTGTTAATGTTTTTGTTTTATTTGTATCTCCTGCAGCCTTAGCAATTTCAAGTTCTTTTTGATATTGCAAATCTAATGAATCTAGCATTTCTTGTTGTTGCTCTAGTGCAATTTTTTGCATTGCTACTGAAGCACCAGAGGTCTCGCCAATTCTTCTATTTCTATCTTTTCTTCCAAATAGATTTCCTGCTGTTGCTCCAACGACTGTTCCTATTACTGCTCCTACCTTTAATCCAATGGCAGCACCTACAGCAGTACCAGCAGGTCCAGCCAAAGATCCTATAAGTCCTCCAGCAATAAGACCGCCAATGGCACCGATTCCTGCTCCAGCAGCCGTAAAACCACCAATCTTTGCTACGTCTCCTCCAGTGACACCTCCAGCCCTTTTTGCTGCATCATTAGAGATATTCATTCTTTCTCTTGTATCTTGCAAAAGTTTTACTCTTACTTCCAAAGGATCTTTTGCTAGATTTTCTCCATTAGGTCCAAGCAATTCTATAAGTCTTGCATTTACTTCAATTCCAAAACTATAGTCTCTTAGTTCTTGTCCAATATTAGCGACTATGCTTCGTGCTTGATCTGCAGATAATGCTCCCGAAGCCACAGCGCTTGCCATCTGATTTACAACTTGATCTTTTGCTGCGGCCATGCCACTATTTTTAACAGTTGACCCAATATTTTTAGTCATTTCTTTTCCTTGTTCTCCTGCTATAAATGATTGACCAAACGTTGATTTGCCTGTTTGTATTTGAAATGGTGCAAAAGAATCTTTTCTTTTTTTATCCATAATCTCTCCAGCAGAAACTTTTCCTGCAAAAGTAGAAAGGTTTTTCATTGCATCAGCGCCAGCGCCCATGGCCTCTGTTAACTCTAACGCTGCATCTTGTGCTTTATCAAATGCCATTCTTTGATATGCATATGCTGCTACGACCAAACCAACACCAACACCAAGTGCTGCAAACTTATTATTAAGCATTGGCATTATCATTGCTAGTCCCATAAGAGGCATCATAAGTTTTTGAGATATCTCTCCAAGTTTTCCTGGAGCCATTGAGCCAGCCATAGTGAGTGCTGATGCTGCCATAATTCCACCAGACATGCCCATTCCTGGTCTTCCTCCGCCCGCTATCTTGTTTTGCTTTGCTTGTTCTCTCTTTGCTGCATAACCTCTAACTTTTTCTGTAATATTTTTAGATCTTGTTGTGGCTTTAGCATTTGCTGCTGCTCGTTCACTAATAATTTTTTGCTGATAGGCAACCTTTGCTGCTATATTGCTTCTCTTCATTTCTGCTTGTGCATTACGTCTCATAGACTTTGCATTTGCATCAACTGAACCAGTCCCGTAAAGAGAAGTTCTTGATGCCTGAGCCTTTGCTTGTGTTCTTGCCTCTGCTCTTTGTCTTTTCTCTATTTGTCTTCTTACAGACTTAGCATTAGCATCTACTGGTCCCGTTCCATAAAGGGCGGTTCTCGATGATGCCGCAGCAGACTGAGAAAGTGTTGTTCCAATTGTTTGACCAACTTTACCTGCACTCTTTATGGCTGACTTAGCACCCTTTATTACTTCCGCTGCAGTTCCAAAAACTCCATTGCTACCACCACTAACCATTGGAGCGTTTGCCGCTCCAGGTATTGTAGTTCCTTTTGGTCCACGCACGTTTCTAACAGATGTTCCTTTTTTAGGGATGGAGGTCATTCTTGTATCTTTTGAACCTTGACTTGACTTAACTCCAGGTGGAAGCAATTTTGATTTTGGTTTTTTAGTTTTTTCTGTTTTGTCGTCTTGAATAACTTCGTCTGGCTTTATAGCAATAGATGTATGAAGTGCATGAAGTTTTTTATAATCAACATTTAATCCATCTTTAAGCCGTTTAACCATATCATCGTAGGCTTTTATTTCTCCTCTTATTCTTTGTGCTTGTAATGAGTTATCATTGGGATTAGGCTGAACAAGTTTAAAGTCGGCAACTGTTTTTTCTAAGTTGGGAAGAACTCTTTTAATTTCATCCTTCATTGCTCTATCATATTCAGTTGCGGTCATATTTTTTGCAATGTCTGCTGTTGCATTACCAAACCAGAAAGGTGAACCTCCTGCACTATTCCCCTTGACTCCACTTAAATTTGTTTTACCCATTGCAATCATTGAGGCAACATTAGCAAAATCTCTTTTTCCAGATGCTCTATCAAAAACTCCTGCTGCGCCAGGATCTGCCATAGTGTTTCCACCCAGGTTTCCTTTTTTAAGATCTTTATCTCCCCTAAGATTTGCTGCTACAAGTTGTCTAAAATATTGTTCTTTTGTAAAAGTCTTAGACATTTTTGATGGATCAAACTTTGAATTAAATGCTGACTCAAGAGCATAAAGAGTTTTGCCAGTGTTAGGATCTACAATTAGTTTTAATTTTTGTACTGGCGAATCAAGACCATGAACTTTTCTTGCAATCTCTGTTGCTCTTTGTTCTGCAATTGCTGACTTTAAATCTACCATTGGCTTTACGTATACTTTTTTACCATCTTGCCTTACATGAATTCCAGAAAGATGTTTTGAATCAACATTACTAAATCCTTTTCCTACACTTAGTTGCTGTTTATAACTAGTTATTTGAGTTGGAATTGGAATTGGATTCTTTTTCTTAGTTTTTTCTGCTGCAGTCTTTGGTTTTTGAGGTTTTTGACTAATGTTTGGGGTTGTTCCTGTTCCCATTCTATTCATACCAACGACTGTTCCAGCAGGAACTGACACACCGTTGTATTTTCCAGCAGGAAGGGTTACGCTGGCGGACCTGGTTACCCGCTTGCCCTTGCTATTTATTCTTTCATCAAGTTTATAATCTAGTATAAATCCTTTTGCTTTTGCATTTTCAAGAATTTTTATACTTGCTTCTACAGTATTTCCTAAACCCTTGCCCATATTAAAACGATAGTCAGTTGCGTATAGTTTTTTAGATTGCAGGTATCCTGGATCATTAGCAGGGACTAAGGTTGGAATCTTTTCTCTATACAACTTGTCTATCAATGAGTCATTTACAACTGGAGACTTGCTTTCTCTTAATAATTTTAAAAATGCTTTATCTAAGTTTTTAGCCTGCACAGGATCTATATTAGAGGCTTTCCATTTATCTGATCCTCTTTTTTCCCACTCTGCTATAAAGTCTGCTCTGTCTACTCCACCTGTAAGGCTTGTCATTGCTGTATTCATTGGTCCAGAAAAATTAAACACTAATCCATGCTTGGTTGTTGTTGTGGCAGGCAAACCTTGAGATTTAAACAGTTGCTCCATAGAAATAAGTTTTAATTTTTGATCCTGACTCATGTATGGATTGTTTGCTATTACCTCTGATATAGGCTTTGGAGTACTTTTTCCACCTATGTGAGTTTTATTTGTGTCTGCAATCTTGTTTGGTTTTGTTTTCTTATTATTAATCATATCTTCAATGTTTTCTATGTTATCTGGATCTTGTGCAGCCGATGCTGGAATTACTGCTTCTCCAGCAGTAAGGAGTGCAGGTACGGTATCTGTGTTACCTACTCCTGGAACTTTGGTTGTTCCTAAGTTGTATCTTTTTATACCCTGGATTTTTCCTGATGGGCTTCTTATTGGACCAATGAATCCTGCTTGTGATGAAATTGCTCTTTGATAGGCTATTGCTAAAGCATTTACTGCTGCTGCCTCAGAAGTAAAGGTTTGTCTAAGTCTTTGGTGAACTTGATCAAGAGATGCAGCAACGGCAGAGGCCTCTAACTGCTCTTGAGTTAAATAGTTTGTTTGCTGTCCAAGAATTTGGGTTGAAGATCCTGCTCTTTGAAATCCTGATCTCATTGTTGCAAAAAGTTTAATTATGTTTGCAACACCATTTGCAAGCAAACCAAAAGACATAAGGGCAATGGGTCCAACAGCACCAAGGGCTACAGTAAGTATTGTTATAAACTTTTTACTGCCTTCTCCCAGTCCATTAAACTTGTCTAGGATCTTTGAAACAAACTCAACAATAGGAGTAAGTGCTTTTAAGAACTGTTCTCCAACTGGAGCAAGCGCAACCTTTAGATCTTCCATAGTTTTCTTAAATTTATAAGTTGTTGTATCTTCAATCTTACTTAATTCTCTTTCAGATAGAATTGCAAGTTCTTCTGTTGTTGCAGATGCAAGAGTTAATACTCTAGATGCTTGAGTTCCTTGCGCTGTTACGTTTTGAAATAGTGTAGAAAGTCTTGAGAACTGAAACTTTCCAAATAATTGTTCAATAGCACGAGCACGATTAAGCGGATCAAGTGTCTCTAACGCTTGTGCAAATTCAACTACAGTAGACTTTACATCTCCAGCATTTGATTCTACAATTCCATTTATGTTAACTCCAAGACCCTGTAGCATTTTAGATGCTTTTTCAGATGGATTAATTAATGAAGCAAGACCAGATTTAAGTGCGTTAGCACCTTCTGATGCATTAATTCCACCTTCCTTCATTGCTGTAAGGAAGAAAGCCAAGTCTTCTACATCTCCACCAAGTTGCTTGACAACTGGTCCAGCCTTTGGAATTGCTATAGTTAAGTCTTCAATAGATACAACAGTTTGGTTTTCTACTGCGTTAAGAAAGTCAATTTTTTTAGCAAGGTCTTCTGTTGAAACACCAAATGCATTTGTAACAGAAATTGTAGTTTTTAGTGCATCTTCTTGTTCAACTCCACCAAGAATGGCAAGTCTTGTTGCTTGTGCAACTTGAGCAGTTAAATCTGCACCCATCTTGCCCATTGCTGCAGCATCTGCTGCCATCTTCATTGTATCTTCTACTGCAACTCCATACTTAGTGTACTCGCTTGCAAGCAGTTGAATCTCTTTAACCATTCTATTAGTTTCTTCTGCTGTTGTAAATAGTTCTCCATAAACTCTTTTAAATCTAATCGCCTGCTCTTCAAGTTTCATGAATGTTTTTGCTGCTGCAGTACCAAGATAAATAAGAGGGATTGTAAAACCAACCATCAACTGACGGCCTGCCCACTGGGTGTTCTTACCAAAGTTTAGAAGTTTTGTTGATCCTTGTGTTAGTAGTTGATTTAAGACCTGTTGTTTTTGTGCTGCTATGGCTGTTTGTGTGCCTAGGTTTTTCATGTCTAGTGCAAGTGGTCTTACAGCAATTGCTTGAAGGGCTCCATTAGCGCCACGGCCCATCTTAATATATTGGGTTTGAATATCTTTAACACGCTCTCGTGCTACCTTATTTATTGTTTGAAACTCAGATGCAAACAATCTGCCAAAAGTCTTTGTTGCTGCTCCAGTGTATCTAAAATATTCTCTGGATGTTAACTTGTTTTTTTCTAATGCATTTGTAAACTGTTCTGTACTTGTGGAAACATTTCGCATAGATGCTTGAAATTGTCCAGTAGCATTTATGCTGTTCATCAAGTTTTGTGCTTGATTTCCTGCAACCGCATTTGCTGCAGTTCCAGACTTTGACATTTGTGTATGGAAGGCTGATATTTGACGCTGTAACTGCTTTAAACTTGCTAAAGCCCCAGACGTATTAATATTTACATTAATATTGGATTGAACATCAGCCATCCACTAACACCTCTTTATTTAGTTATTTACAAGATTGCCAAGTAGTGAAGCGTCTGAAAGTCTAATTCCAGATGCCTCCTCGACGATCTTGTATACTGTAGGAAGGTCTAGGTTTTCTTCTAGTGCTTCCTTGTCATCTGCCAATTCTGGCTTGTATTGTTGCATTGCAATTTGAACGCATTCCATAAGAAGGTTCATTGATTTTTCGTTGTCTTCTGCTACCTTTGCAATATCTTCAAACTTCTTCATAAATGGACGAAGCAAAGATATCTTGAGTGGTCTTACCTTGATCTTGGTTCCATCGATCAGAGTTACTGTTTTTTCTTCAGTGGCGGCTGCCATTTATTCCTCCTTATAAGGTTTAGTCAATTATACCATAACGCAGGCTTATTTTTTGTTATTAATATTTTTCATAATCTATGCCCATACCAATACCAAACCCTACTTTTTCTGCATTTTTACCTTGTAAAGCAAGTATGTCATTGCCACTGGTTGTTGCTCCCTTGCTGAATACTCTTGCTTTCATGTCTTCCCATTCATTTGAGTTCCCTGAATTTTTATCTAAATCAACACCTTGCATGGCTGCTGCAAACTTTTTGTCACTATAGTCTAGTTCTCTTTTTATTTTAATAGTTGCAGTTAGTTCTGGCATAGACAAAGATTTTTCTAGTTCTTCATAATCTTTCCATATTCCAATAAGAAATGCTTCTGATTCAAGTTTTGCTAAATCCAATGTATCCCAAGAAGATCCGCTATCTACTGCTTGAGATTTTACTGGGTCTTCTGATTTTTCATTAATTTTAATACCTGCTGCAATATCTATTACCTCATAGACTGTTGGAAGGTCTAGGTTATCTTCAAGGTCTTCTACTGTTTTTATGTGTGGGGCATACTGCTTCATTGCAACCAAAGCACAGTTAACTAATACTGATATTGATTCGTCGTCTGTCTTTGCTTCTTTAATAGTATCAAATATTTTTAAAAACTCTCTAAGATATTTTATTTTAAGTGGGGCAGCACTAATCAAAGTTTCGTCAATAAGGTAAAAATCTTTTTTTTCATATATACTGGTTGCCATAATATAAGTATACCAAACAGAAAAGCCCAACCCCGAAGGATTGAGCCTCTCATGTATTAAGTTGTATTATACTGTTAGTGAACGATCTACGATCTTTCCGTATGATGCGTTATCATTTGGAAGAAGACGGAATGATACTTCAAACATTGTTGACTCATCACGCTTTGCTGATACTGTAACGCTCTCAATTGAGAGTGCACGGTATGCAACATAGATTCTTTCCTTTGGCTCTAGAGAAGAACCAGATCCTGGTCCTACTGCTACTAGACCACGCTCTAGTGGAACGTCGCCGATATCACCAGCAGACATCCTGAGTGTTGAAACTCCCCCTGCTGTTGCAAGATCTGCGTCATCTGCTGCGATTGCAACAAGAAGGTTTTCTAGTGTGGCTTCTGCAAAAGCAGTGTTTAGATTAACTGTCATACCTTGCTTGAATAAACGAGCAACGTCGAGAAGTTGATCTACTGCTACTTCGCCGAAATCTGGCTGGAATGCTAGTTCCAAACCATTTGATGTGTATCCTACGTTTGTGAATGCATCATCATTTGATAGTGTATCCTTGTAAGAAGTTGTGGATGCGGTAAATACTGGAAGATCTGTACCTGCGTAGGTATCAGTGATCGATCCAGTTACTGAGTCGTATCCGATTGGGCCTGCGTCATGCGTAAATAGTGCTGCTGCACCTACGATGATGTTACTACTTGAACCACGGCTGTATGCCATATTTTCACCTCTTTCATTTTTATTAAAAGGGCTTGTTTCCTCGTATTAATTATACTACCTATTTATTAGGTATTTATCCTTGATGCCAGTCGTAATCTATGATGATTTTGTTCCCCGCATAAGTACGGGCTGTTCCAAAGTCTACAATGTCCCTGGTTTCTTCAAGTTGGTATATCTTAAAGTTGTGAAAAAATACTGGCCTAGATTCATCTGTCCAAGAGGACTCATTTGCTGCTGCCCACTCATTAAGATCTTTTGCTGAATCATCTCCGTTGTCAAGAATGTCACTGACCAACTGCTGAATATGAACCATCTGCTCTGTTGGTCCCCAGCCGTTTGCAGAATCTCCTGTAGCATAAAAATAATATAAAACCTGTTCACATTTTATATATGGAAACGGGGTTCTTCTCATTTTAAACATTCTGTCATAAACACCGAACAGTCCATTTGATTGAGGAAATGTTTGAGTAAGAGAATCAATGTCAGTTGGAAGTGTTGGGAAAAAGTATGTAGTTCCAGAATCAAAACGCTCATCTACTTTTGACCCTAAATATTTATTTATTATTGATGGCGGATGATGAATTGTAGCACCCATTATGCACCCATTCCTGCGTTAGCAATCCAGCGATATCCTGTTGATAAGCCTTTTGTCTTGCCCATCTTTTTTCCTGCTTGCATATCTTTTTTATAAACTTGTGGATTTTCAAGATACACGGCTATACCACTAACTCTTAAAAATGCTTGAGAGAAGTACCTATTAAAAAACATATCAAAAACTTTTTCAAACCCACCCTGAACTTCTGTTCCTCCAGGATTGTCTACTCGAACTTCGCCTTTTGTAAATATCATTTCACCGTTATCTTCAAATGCCAAAGCCTGTGCCACTCTTGGACGAATGACAACTGGAATACCTTCTTCCATGATTCTTGCTTTATTGTAAAATGGAGTTCTTGATCCATCTTTGATTGATGCTGATTGACTAAATGAAGATCTAAAGGATAGTCCTAAGTTACTTGTAGTATAAGATATGTCATACAATCTTGCACTTGGGCTTCCTGTTTGATTCCATTCATATACATGATGAAGCATATCTGGATTAACCCTAGCATTTGAGTCTATGAACTCTTTCATTAATTCAACTGTTTCTAGTCCTACCGTTTTTAAAAATACTGTTTTTCCTTTTTGAACTCCCTCTAAAAATCCAACTGAGTAGTTGACGATATTGTTCATTTCTTTTTTAAATTGATTAGAATTAAATACGGCTTTCATACATCACCTGTTTGATTTTCTGATCTTCTAATAAGAAGGTTATAAGACTCTACTCTTCCAAATGGGCCAGTAAATGGTTCGTATGTTGCGATTTCAAATAAGGTGGCTTTACCAGATCTTGGACCAGAGGTCTCCATGTAGATGATATTTCCTTCTTGGTCTTTAATGTCTGTAATTAAAATGTTTGTTAATGCATTTTTGCTATTAAGAGAAGATATTCTTATGTCTGATTTTACTCTTCCAACAAGAATTGAGTTTTGAGTAATGTTAACATTTGGCTTTACTTCTTCTTTAAGTGCAGATCCTCCAGAACTAAAACTACAGGCAAAGACTCTATCCAAAACCCACTGTTTTTTAATTGCTCCATACTGACCTTGTTCAACTATTGGATGGTATACAGATGCTTGCATTGGAAACATAAAATCTGGAGTCTCACAAATAGTCATTACAATACCCCAAATTTTGTAATAGACTTAACATACTGTGAAAGTATCTTGTCTACAATTATATTTCCTGTTCCTTCAAAAAGACCTTTATCAAACTGAATTTTAAATTGATCTGTGTTGTAAGAAGAAACAAATCTTTTATAGTAATCTAACTTGCCACACTCTATATCGTGAATAAGCATCTCTGTTGCTCTTACAATATTTGATGGAACAAAAGTGTACCCATGCTCTACAGTTATTACGTAATCCCAAGTTGTTCCAAACCCTCTGTAAACAAATTGTGGATCAAGAGAATCTGATGAGGCTGCTGGAAGAACCAACGGGGAAGACTCTGCACGATTGATGTTGTCTGTTGACTTTTCTACAATTGCTGTTTTATCTGATGTTACCTCATACTGTCTATCTTCAACTAGTTTATTGTTTTCATAAACAGTCAAAACCTTTTTAACATCATCCCAAATAGGAAGGTAGTCTGATCCAGTACCTGTAAAATGTAAAACCTTTTTTCTATAATAAAATCCATCTGGGACTATTGAGTCGATGATTGCTCTTGCAATTTCTTCGTTTAATGCATATGCTGCTATGTCAGATGCTGTTGTTGCTTTTGTTGTTGGGTCTACATATGGTCTAAATATCTGATATGTTTCATCGCTTACAATGTCGCCTGTAATCTTAATCTCTACTCTATAAGAGGAGTCGTATCTTGCAGGAAGATTTATTGTTACATTATCTCCCGTTGAAAGTTCTGTGAACTCTAAAGTTGAGAAAGAAAGATCCGCCAAATCAGTAATTAAAACTGTTACATCTTCATCTACAATGGATGCAGGAATAACATAGTCAATATCTATATTTGAATATGGCGGAACTCTCAATATCTCCATATTGAATTATCCAAAAGCCTTCTTGACTTCTTCTGGTGTAGCGATGCGAACATGCCCACGAGTTAGCCATTTTTCTGATTGAGCCTTTGTTACAATATTGTAGCCCTTAGAAATTGCTCCAACTTCTTCCCAACGAACGCTTTTTGTTGAGTGTAGAGCAACCTTGTCTCCAAGATCTTTGTTTTGCTTAACTTCTCTTTTTGGACCATCTGCTGCCATTGAGCCGATTGCACCTGTTTTGGTAAAGCCTAGTGATTGAACTGGCTCTTCTGCTGCTGGTGCTTGAACAACTGGCTCTGCTGGTACCTCTACAACTGGTGCTTCTGTAACTTCTTCAACTGGTGCTGATTCTTCTACAGAACTTGCTTGAAACGGATAGTTATAATTATTATTTTCCATTGTATCCTCCTTGTTTGTATTATATCATTAAAGTATTAAGGGGGACAGGAGAGTGAACTCCCGCCCCCCATTAAAGGTACTGTTACAGATTATGCGTCTGATGCAGCGTCTGCGTATGCAATTGCGTCTTCTTCTTCCCAGTTAAGTCCGAAGCGTATGAATACAGTATATTCAATTGTATCCTTCTTTGCTACGTACTCACGGTTTACAGTGATGTCACGTTGGAATCCCCATACACGGTTGGCAGGGAATGTCAAGTCGATATATCCTGCTGGGTAGTAAGGAACTTCCTGAACTTCAATTCCAAGAACACGAGTTGTTCGTGCTCCACCGAATGTCTGTCCGATACCATCAAGGTAGTTCTGACGATTTGCTTGAGTGCTTCCTGGCATTTGACCAGAGAACGCTTCTGCTACTGCATCAGCAAGTGTACCGTTATTCTTAACGATTCCACCGAATGCGTCTGTACCTGCATAGAACTTAAGAGTATTCTTAAGCGCACGGTACTTACGTGGCATTGCATTGATGATACCCTGCATTACATCAGGTGTCCAAGCATTATCTGCTACGGTTACAACTGACTCATGAGCATCTCCATTTGTCTTTACATTGTGGATAAAGCCTGGCATGATTGACAAGAATGAACCTGTTGAACCATCACCATTAATTGCGAGATCTTCGATATCGTTTGCAAATGCATTAGTCATCAAGCGTACCAAGTGATCTTCTAGAGCGTCACCTTCTACACCATCTTCCAATGATTCTGATGTTACTTCCCAATCAAGACGAATCTTCTTGGTAGTAAGTTCAACCTTAGAGAATGTTGCACCTGTGTTTGTGTATGTACCAACTGCTTGCGCTGCTGCACGGATTACACGCTCACCGACGTTTACCTTCTCAAGTTCCATAGAATTAGCCTTCATTGTTACGCGACGGCCATCCTTTGCTAATACTGTTGCATCCCAAACATAGTCGATAAAACGACGTGCCTGCTCAGGGCGCAAAATTCCAGAAGCCGCTGAACCACTAGGGTTAACAGCATTTGCTCCGCTTGTTGTTCCAAGTGTTGCTGTTGGAATATTACCTAGTGTGTTTGCACCTGGGTTTGATACTCCACCAATACCACCTGATGCGAAAGCACCTTGTCCCTGGTAAAGTCCTGGTGTTGTTCCACCTAGATCTCCACCAGCGCCTGGCTGGTTTTTGATTATTTCTTCTGACATATTGTCACCTCCTAGTGATTTGTTCATTTGAATAGATCGGCTGTTTTGAGGAAACTACCGCCCCATAGGGATTTTTCAACCATTTCAGATTGAGACTGAAAGATATCGCCGATATCTCCAGACTTTCGGAATGCGGTGTCTGCTTCCACAGCGTCTACTCGTTTTCCAAATTCATTGAATTCATTTGAAACTGCTGCAATATCTTTTGCAACTGCTACGAATGAATCTTTAACTGTATCAACATCTACCTTTGAAGACTTAAGAAGTTCTACTTCTGCTTGCAAAGATTTTACTGTTAACATTAGATCGCTAAAGGCTGATGTTAGATTATTCTTGATTTCAGTAATTGCTTCTACAACTACATCATCTGACTTAGATACATCTGCGTCTGCGTCTGCTACCTTTTCAACTGACTTTGCAACTAGTGCATCTTCAGTATTTTCTGCAACTGCTTCGTCAGACTTAACAACATCTGTTGTTTCAATCTCTTCTGCTTTTGCAACTTCTTCGGCAACATCTTCAACCAGGGCATCTGCCTCTGGAGCGACCACAACATCTTCAATTACGTCTGTTTTTTCAACTTGCGTTTTTGATTTTGCCATAGGACTTACCTCCTTGTTAATCTTAGAAGTATTAATGCCTTTAGCACTATCTACTAAGAATTTTATCATTTGTGTTTTTTCATTATCCGTTTTTTCGACGAACCCTATATTTTCCATCTGCTCTCCAGTAACTGGGCTAAGTTCTGAATCATTTTCAGATGATACAACTAATCCACTTTCCTTGTCATAAAAAACATTTTCTAAAACTGTTTCGTCACCCTTAATAATATCTACTCCATCAACCTTTTCAACAGATACAATATTTGCAAATTGATTTGCTGGGGAATCTACAAGACTCAACTCAACTAAATCATAATCTTTAATAATTCTTATTTGTGTATCTGACTTTTCATCATATCCGTCATCCCACTCATTCATTTTTCCGCCAATAGAAAAACCAGTTAAAGTTCCATCAAGAACTTTTTCCCAAGTATCCTGTGCGCCCTTTGAAACGTATGCAGAAACAAATACACCTTTGTAAAACTTCTTTGATTCTGGATCAAAGTACTTATCTTCTTTAAAATTAATCATCTTGCCAACTGCTAATGGCTGGTGCATCTCTCTAATGTTTCCACGAAACTTTGCAAAAGCACTCATAGATGCTTCTGATGTAACAATGTCCATCTGCTTGTCTAAGTTATCAAGAGATGCAAAACCAGAAACGATACGTCGCTGTTTATCTACCTTGCTAAAAGGCATTGATAAACGAAGATTTTCCCCATCTAAATTCCAATGGGCCTTGGATACATTACTCACCATTATATTATAAACCCCTTTTTATGCAAATATCACATTTTGGACATAACGAACATTATGGGGTTTGTCTTCCCTCTCCTTTTGGGGCTCTTCCAGCAATTGTGGAAGTGCTGTCAGAATTATTATTTGTTCTTTCTGAGTCTCTAGATCTTGTGGTTCTTGCCTCTGCAGATGCTGTTGGGCTAAGATCCAAAACCTCATCTCCACCATCTCTTTGTGGCATATCCAAAACCACTCTTGCTTCATTTGGAGTCATGATCTGATTCTTAACATAACGCTCAAGAATTTGAGACTGTGCAATTTCATCAGTAAGAGTCAGTTCATTAAATGTAAACTCAATAACATCTGTTTTTTCACGAACAATCTTGTTGATCATTTTTTCAAGTTGTCTTTGTGCTGGGCGTGCAACCTGCTCTTTAAAAGTACGATCTTGTGCAAGTGCTGATGCGATAGAGCCAGAGTCTCCTCCACCAAGTTTTGATAATGGGACTTGATGTGCTACTAGAATGTCATCGCGGTTTTGTTTACGATATTCTTTAAATGATCCATCTTGGATTCCGTCTTCAATTGGCTCCATCTTAAATTCAACCTTATTGGTTTCGGTATCTCCTGGTAGTGGGATGTATAGTGTTCTATGAGATTGACCTCTTAGACTTGTCTGTAAGAATCTAAACATTTTGTCTTCTGCATCCCCTGAAAGTTTTGCACCCTTTAGAGTAACTACATATCTTGGAACTGCTTTGTTTGCAAAGTAATCAATATTATATTGAGAAGCCAAAGAGTCTCCATGTAATGAGTTGATTGCAGACATTATATCTGGAACACCATAAAATGTGTTTAGTGGTGAATATTGCTTGAAGTGAATAATTTCATTTGCTCTGGAATCTGTTGTAAGTGGGTTTTGATTTTTTGCTCCAAAGTTACGGAAGTAAACAATTTTGTTTCCAATAATCTGAACATATCCATCCTTAATTCTTCTAACTCTCATGGTTGTTGCTGGTATATGACCAACATACCCAATATCTCCACGAGTAGTTCTTCCTATTTCAATGTATCCATTACCTGTTGATTGTAGATCTGTATAAACTTTTTCCATAGTTGCTGTAAAGGAGTCATCATCGTTTAAAGACTCTAGCCAATCACGCATTTCAATCTTTGCTCTTTCAATTCTTTTTCTTGCTTTCTGGGTTGCACTGTTATCTTCTGATGCTTCTAGACGAACCATCGTTCTTGGAGAAACCTTAAACTCATAGCCTAGTCCAACAATGTTTTCGACCTTAGCGTCAATAGCAGCATGGTTTGCAAATGATGTATCGTAATAGTTTGCTAACTCGTACAGGTTCCAAGGAGGTGTAATAACATCAAACATTCCATAGCCGTTTACATATACCAACCCTGGGTTTATTTCTTTTGATTGTGCTCCATCAATACCGTTTTTTCCTGCAAGGGCTGCAGTTGTGTACTGGACTGTTGGTTCAACCATCTTAGTAGAAGTTCTGCTTGCTCTTCTTTTAAAGTTTGAGTCTAAGCCATCTAAACTTTTTAATGTTTCCCAATTTCCAGAAAAAGGATCTGATTTTGAAAAAGAATCATCTTTTTTAACTTCGTCATCAATTCTTGCTCTAATTAAGTAATCGTTATCTTCCATGATTAGCCTTCGTCCCCGTACTTAGCAATAGTATCCTTTGCTGCTTGAACTGCTCCAAGGTCATTCATAGATGGTATCAGCCCAGCATTAAGTCTATCAACTTGCTCAGAATATTCTTCTTCTGAAACCCTGGTTAGTCCTGGCACAAACACTGCTTGACCATCTCCAGGATCTCCATAATGCATCGCTATTTTTTTTAATTCAACAATTCTAGAAATATCGTTTCTGTCTGAGGGAATGTTTAAAACTGAGCCATTTCCATCTGTAAACCACTTGCCGTCAGCCTTTTTATACACATAAAGTCCCCAGTCATAGTTCTTTTCTATGACCTGCCGTCTAACATTTTGTACAATTGGCTTACCAGTTTTTGGGTTTATTAAAGAATCCATAACCATAATTATACCATATCATGCTGGATCAACGACGAACTGGTTCCAATTTACATCTGCAAACACAGTATATGCGTAGTCTTTAAACCTAATAGGTCTCTCATCGTCTACAACAATCTTGTTTGTTCCTGTATAACTCTTATAAACCTCTGAAGGATTTACTCCATAATAACTTGTTTCTGATAAAACAAGAACCTTGTTCCAATTAAACGATGGTATATTCCAAAATTCCCAATCAAGTGCAAAAGATCCAAGAACCTTTACTCTAAACCATGGTCTTTCTGCTATGTTTTGAACTTCTTGTAGGTTGGTTGATTGATAGTACGAAATGCTGTTAAATAGCAACGGCCCTGTTAGTCTTACTGCTCCCTCAAAAAATGAAAAGTTTAAACTACTTGCAAAATTGATTCCAAGGAATCCCCACTCTTGCAGAGTTATTACTGGCTCTCTAACAACCTTTCCATTCCAGTAAAACCCAATACCATCTTGAACAAGTCCAGTCCTTGCATCTATCGCATAAATTTTTGCTCTTTGTCCTGAAGGATCTGTTGCCACCATATAAAACTTTATATAAGAGTCTTTGCTTTCTAATTCAAATATTTGTGTTGGAGCATAAGGAAAATAGTCTCCATCAAATCTAACAGCCATTTGCATTGCTATCACCTTAAAGCCTTCTGCCCTGCTTGCATTGACTGGAATTGTTAATCCACGATTTACTAATGGATCCTGCGTTCCTTTTAATTGGATACCGCTATTTTTTGTTAAATATAAATAAGGAGAAGACCCTGTATATATTGAAAAGGGATTATTCTTTTTAAAATCATAATATATTCCAGACTTTGTATAAGGATAAATAGATGTTCCAAATCTTGTTCCTATTGGACTTGCATCAGATTCGTTTAACGCTTGTGAACAGTAAGAAAGTTTTTTAATAAAAACATTATTTGTCTCTGAGTTTTTAACATTTGCTTCTATATGTGTTACTAAAGAAAGATCATTAAAGTCAACGCCTTTAGGTGGGTATATTATCATTCCATCTACCACTTCGTATTTTGTTGTCATCCAGTCTGATCCAGGAATAAGAACTCCAGTCCTTGATGGTCTTTCTGTTTTTGTAAAATAATAATAAGTTTGATTTGCACCCAACTTTGTATATTGAAAAGTTATATATGATTTTACTACAGCCCCGTCAGTATCATACCTATAGTCTTTTGATATTTTATTTTTTAAGTCTTCGTAATCATTGTATCCAGTAAATAAATAATTATCTAAGGATGTATAAGTTCTTTGAACTGGCACACCGTACTCATTTGCCAACTCTGAATAGGTCCAACTTTCTGGATCAGTTTCAATTGCTATAGTTTTTGATGGCACAGGATAGTCAATATTAAACTGTATAAAATCAAGATCAAAGTATTGATCTCCTCTTTTATCAAGAACTGACTCAGCAAAATATGTTAATGGCAACTGGTCTTCCCAATATGCGCTTGCAGAGACTGTAAGTTTAAAGTTATTAAAAATGTTTTGAGGCAAAAGAGTATAACTTGCTACATGATCTATCAAATAGTCTTCTTCTAAAACTACTACACCACCACCAGTAATTGCACCGTTGGCCGTATCTGTTACTCCTCCATGTGGTGGCATGGATGTTGTATCAATACCTCCATCTATATTTATTAACTGATTATTTTGATAGATGGCAAAAAGATCTTCGTTCCAAACTGGAACACCAATCTCATTAAACAACGATTTAATTTTTTGAAAGTTGTATTTTGTGCATAAGCCAATGCTATAAATTTTTCCAGTGAAGGTTGACTGATTATTTTTATCTCCTCCAACATACAGCCTTAGATCAGAAAGAGATCCAAAGAAGTCTGAGGTTGGGTTTCCAAATCTAGAAACAAATACTGGAATATTAAGACCTATATCCACAACCTCTCCTGGCTCAGCAACCAAAGGGGAGTAGATTGTTTCAGAAATGCCATTATGGTTTATAATATAAGAAATTTGATTGTTTAGCAACTGTATTAAAAAATAACTATTTGTATTTTCTTTTTCAATTTTAAAAAGTGTTTGAACAGAACTAGAAGTTTCTGGTAATTTAAAACATCCATAAAATCCAGATACTGGTGTTTTTATAAAATTAAAATCTTCAAAAAACAAGTAGCCCGAAACTGAGTTCCAAGAAGAGTTTGGCTTAAATGAAAAAAAGTTTGTTGTGTTTATTTCTTGAGCAGTTTTGCAATCTAGTAAAAGTTCTTCTTCTGTTTTTGATGATAAAACAATTTGTGGGAGT